AAAAAAGAATCCTTGGATATGTCGAGTCGTGTGAGCTTTCTTTATATTTAAAACTTGAAGTTTCTTAAGAGAGCCATCACGTTGTTTGATCAGATAAAAACCATCATATACACCATTATAAGAATTGCGAATAAAATTTCGCGATATGTCACTAAACAGCGCTGGTAAATTGCGAGTTCGAACAATCGCTATGTCTCTATCTGGTATACGTTCAATTTGGTCTTGTTTTATCAAGAAAGTTATTTTTGGGGAAACTAAATGATTTCTTCCGAGGTAGACGGTAAATGGCAAATCAATGCCCATTGGTAATGAATGGCTGTTTGTAAGAAAATGCTCATTCGACAATACTGTTAAAACTCCAGCATATTTCCAGTTTCCACCAACAGTGGGCTCCAAAGTTTCAAAAACGAGGCAATTTCTAGCTATTTTCTTCTCAAAGCCAACAAGATCACGACACATTTCAGGAACAAAATCCTCAGTAGTTACAGCTCTATCCTCAACGGCCCAACAATTAACTTTATTATCACCTGGAGCAGGCCTTGGGACATTACCAAAATTCCGTAAAACTTGGATTTTGCCCTGCACCTCCTCCTGGTGTTTTTGCTGTTCTTCCATATGTTGCAGTTGTTGTAAAAATCTCTCATTGTAATCTAAATCACACGAGTCGACCACACTATTCGCAGTTACATCACCACACTCCGAAGGGAAGTGTGCAATATCTTCTGTTAAAGGTTCTTCTTCCGTTTGGAAAAATCTCTTTCTAAAAGTGTAAGCAACTGCAGCTGCTGAACCAAGACTTAAAAACGCAAGAGCGCATCTAATATAAGTATTGCAACCACCTAGAGAAGTATCTATAGAAGCACCCAGCTTCTTAACGAAAAAGAGCTGATTATCAGAACGTACCAAACAAGGTCTCAAAAAGACTTTTGCAGCACGTCTAACACAATGAAAGCCACCGAAATAACGGCAAGTGCTCCTAAAGAAAGCGCTGTAAAAATATAGTGAAACCAAGAATTTAAAAATTCTATCCATGACAGAATTGATAACCCAAAAAGTCTCATTATTAACATTTTCACTGATCCAAGAATCGGTTAAATCCATTATTGCTTCTATCTCACTATGGCCATTACAGTATTCAACGAAGTTGTGAAAATCACGTATTATACTATCATTAGGCCAACCGTCAGTAAGAAGCACAGGTAAGATCTGGTAAGCGTAATACTCACGATGTAGTGGGTCTACTTTCACATTATTCATCTTAGCTATAAAGGCTTTAGACATATTTACAGTATAGGCCCTTCTATCCCCACAGACGCCATTATAAACGCTCCAAGGTCTTGTTTTCTCACTGACGAGTTTAAACAAGTCGTCAGAACCATGAAATTGAACAAACTCTTTCAAAAACTCATCACTCGTTTTCCCTGGAGGAACCTTCTGCTCAGAAGTTTTTGAAGTTTCATCAATGTCTCGATCAGCAACCCAGACTCTTTTTCCAGCAATTTCACGTAAACCTTGAACAACACTAGTTTCACATGAGCAAAACTCTATTGTGGTGCTACATTTAGGACAAAGAACGATTTCACGTCCAGTTGTGCGTTGTATGAAATTATCTTGTTCGGCACAATGAGCATCGCTCACTCCTTTCCACCACTCAAGAAACTCTTTCATGTTTGGTATAGTCAAGAAATGCTCATATTTCCCTGTCATATTGGTTCCCCTAACAACCCTTGATATTTTGAAATACCAAAGATCATCGAAACCATTTACTTTAGGCACTTTAGCAGAATCCAAAGACACTCCATCTTCTTTACAGAACTCTGGTCTAACCACTGGTTCTACACGATGTGGTAAACGGCGCATGACAGCGTATGACGCTGAAAAGTAAAGCGGTATGTTGAGATCATGGACGTTAGAAGAAACCATTGTTAAATCATTCAACATAGGAGTCATGCCCTTTTCTTCAACAGCTGCTTGGGGTGGGTTCCACGGAATGACATTTTGAACTCGAATAATCATGCTAGTGGTCTTGTCTACACCTTGTATTTTGGCAGGATTTTGCATAGCTGCATCATCTATAATGATAGTGTGCATGTAGGATTTAAAATTGGTCAAGTACTCAGACTCAGAAACTATAGAAAAACAAAATCCTTTATCTGGGTTGCGACCTCTAATGAGAGCGTCATATTTAAAAATAATGTCCATGACAGAAGATTTACCAATATTAGACTCACCAAAAATGATAACTCCAAGTGGCATTCTCCTAATGGCCAAGGAAGCTGTGACGCTCAAAAATCGCATCTCTATTGCAGTAAGTTCATTCAACATACTGTGAAAAAATCTACCTTCAGGTGATGCTATCTTCATATATTTAACTAGACTCTTACCTTCGGCAATACCAGTACTCAAATCACTTAAATAAGTGTGGACATCCAATCCAACAGCACCTGGATTTGCTAAAAATTCAGAATCAAGTTTGAGCTTCTTAGCTTTAAGAGACCAAACTGATAAACTGTCACCATCTATGAAAAAATGTTCAATATCTCCTGTCAGCATAACTTGCCTACCCTGTTTAAGCACAAAAATAATTAACGAGGCAGTAGCATCCAAAAAAGTGAAACAGTGCAACAAGTTAGGTCTAACTTTCTTCTTCTCTATCTTGTCAAACAACTCTGAATCAACCTCTATACCAAGCTTGTGATAAACACAATGCATGATAAGATGGTTAAAAAATTTTTTAAGTCTCCGAGAAAGTTCAGTATCACGACAACGCGAATAGTTATCATACACATCAGAAAGAACATTGATCCAATGGCCATCACTCTGAAGAGAGAAAGCTGATTGAAATTCTCGAATGAACATGTTACAAATATCTTTTGCGAAGTAAACATTCGAACGCCCCGTAACGGAACGTATAAAAGCACCAGCACAGACAGCGCCCTCAGTAGAACTCCGCGCCTTTTTAAGTTGGTAAATCAGACAACAAATGTCCTCTATTAGCTTAACAAAAGGTTCAAATTCCTCGGGTTCAGAAAAAGCTGACTCGAAAGTCTTGCTCGACTGTAAGCTAGCACTTCTCAATTCAAACGCGTCCAAAGATGGGAAGGGTTTAACATCATCACTCTCAGAATCGGTAGAATCATCAGTGAAGAGATCCCAATAAGCAGCATCATACTGCACATTCTCAACAATATCAAGTTTGAAGAAGCACCTCTCTCTCATTCGATAAAACTCGAATGATTGACGAGGATTAACCTCTTCATCTTGATAATACAGCCTGAAAGTATCCTTCCAGGACTTATAGCACTTCTTAAAGACCTCTTGTAAGGTTCTCGCGTCAAAGTACAGTGTGGTTCCAAAACCGTCATCAACAGTGACTCTTCGGTAAGGAACCCTAACCCTCTCTCTTAAAACCCAGTCGTTATCAAAACGACTATTGGGCTGCGGTACGAGAGGCAAATACCGACTTGAGCAGACACAGCGAGTGTTAGAGCACACACAGGTGTTAACACGGTCATCACGTAAATCATTGTAATTCTCGTTCATGTTGTCGTCGTATCTGGCTCTTAAATGGCACTACCCAGTTCCCGGGACCTGGGGTCATCCCCCTACGGTTCAGGCTAAACCACCCAGTTTTTGGACTTTTACCAAACTGGGAAAATAAATCTACAACTACGCACTAATGCTCAAAGTATGAGAAACATCCAACATGTTGGCTAAACACAAACTATCAAAACCGCTACATCGCGTTAACACTAACCACAGCCCCGCAGGACTGCGTCTGTTTATCGTAAATAGTGTATATAGTGAATTGTTTGGACCATGTTGAACTATAACATAAGTTGACGGCCATGTGCACGAGCCTGAGGCGAAGGCACACACAACACACAAAAGTGTTTCATCACAGATTGTTTTCTGGATTACAAATATGGTGCAAAAACGCAAGCACCTTTTTTAAAATTTTGTCCATTTTTATATATTTTTATGTTTAAAATTAAAGGACGTCGAAATAAAATGTGAACAAACATAAAAACTTCACACAATGTTACGTAGGGATCATTAGGAGTGGTGCAAGCTCCTTCACCTTATCGACTATAAGCACCAAAAAGGTTTCCTGTCTTTCCAAGTGTCAATGTCTTTCCATTAGTCGGGTTAAAATCTTGTATAAATCGCTAGTGAGTCGGTCATCGAGCTACTCACAAGGGATAAAATCACTCTTAAAGCAAATAGCTCGGTGGTGTTAAACACTCAGCTAACTAAAAGGTAATCAAGTGATAACAAGATCGACAGCTACCACACTGTCTATATATAGGCCTTTCGGCCGGGCACTTTCGCCCTTCCATAAAACACAA